GGTTGCAAGACCTAGCGCAAAAAAACGGGGCTGGGCCTTGAGGCAATCTTGCCGGAACGCGACACGATGACACAGGACGCACTCGCTCGGGCGCTCAAAATCACGCGGCCGACGCTGCGCGAATGGCAGAAGCGCGACGACTGGCCGACCGGGGCGACCGTCGAGCAGCTGATCGCGTGGCGCGACGAGCGCGGGCTGGGGCGGATCAAGGACGGAAGCCTGGGCGCGTTGAAGGCCGAGTTGATGCGGCGCGACATCGAGCTTCGCGATCTCAAGCTGGGGCGCGAACGCGGCAACGTGGTCGAGCGCGAGGTCGTGCAAGATATGCTTCAGCTCCTCAGCCAGAAGCTCGACCTCCTCCTCCGGCTCAAGCTCGAGGTCGAGCTCGGCCCGCGCGTCGCCGGCAAGTCGGCCGCGGAGGCGAACGTCGAAGGCGGGCTGATCCTGGACGAGATTCGCGAGGTGATCGCGGGCAACCTTGCGCGCTTTGAGACGGAGGCGATTCGGAAGAGCGCGACGGAAGATTAAGCTTTACATCCTAAGCCGGTTGGGTTCTCTTGGTCGCACGATGACCAGCAAAACCAGCCAGTACCTCAAGGGCCAGATTGTCCGCATCCTGCCGCAGTTCCGCGACGTTCCCATCGAGAGCCACTACGTCATCGTCGGCGAAGACGAGGGCAAGGGGCGGGTCGACATCTCGCCGGTCGAATGGAATCACGGCCGCATCACGCCGGTCGAAGTCATCCGCGTCGAAATGATTGAGCTCGTCTGATATGGTATGGATCATACCGGAATCACTCACCTCAGTCTGTGCGCCGGCTACGGCGGCATCGACCTCGGACTGCGCCGCTGCATCCCTAGCCTCCGAACGATTGCTTACTCGGAGATCGAAGCCTTCGCCTGCGAAGTCCTACTTGCGCGAATGGAAGGCGGGCAGATTGATGCGGCTCCGATCTGGCCTGATGTCCGGTCTTTCCCGTGGGAACAATTTCGCGAGCGCGTGGATATCCTCTCTGGAGGCTATCCGTGCCAGCCGTTCTCCGCAGCCGGCAAGCGGCTCGGAGAAGAAGACCCGCGTCACCTCTGGCCCAGCATCGCAAGAGGAATTTCAATTCTCCGACCGCGATTGTGCTTCTTCGAGAACGTCGAAGGGCACATCAGCCTGGGGCTGCGAGAAGTCATCGACGGCTTGGACGGCCTGGGTTACGCGGCGACGTTCGGAATATTTAGCGCGGCGGAACTTGGCGCGTGCCACGAGCGCAAGCGCGTATTCATCCTTGCCTACTCCGTGCGCGAACGAGGATTCCTTTCGCCTAAAGGGCTCCTCGCAGCAGTCGAAGACTTTAGAGGCAAGAGCACGGCGAGGCGAACTGAAGACGGCTGGATATGCGATCGATGTGGACAGGATATCTTTGACGGCTGCGAATGCGACCATCGAGAATCTCAATGTTCTTCCTGCGCCGAGTGGACATATCCATTCGTTTACGAGCCAGCGGACGGATGCTCTCAATGCGGACAGTCTTTCCCCAGCTGGTCAGATCACACAAGCTGGCCCATTGAATCCTGCGTTCGTGGAGGTGATGATGGGTCTGCCAATCGGGTGGACCGATTGCGCCTCCTCGGAAACGGCGTCGTCCCCGCAGTCGCCGAGCGAGCCTTCGTGACCCTACTCGATGAACTGCTTGCCGACGCCTGAGATGGTGCGAGACGTGATGGCTGCGCTAGGGCGCCGCGGCGGACTCGCGCGCTCGGCTGCGAAAGCGCAAGCCGCGAAGCTTAACGGCAAGAAGGGCGGGAGGCCGCGCAAGAAGCAATGAGCGCCGAGCAACTCCTCGCCGGCTTCCGCCTACCGCGGCCGGATCGTTCACCGATTTATGACTGGGCGCGGCGGCACGTTCAGCTTCCGGAATCCTACGCGACGCCGGGGCCGTTCAACGTGAGGCTTTCCCCGTGGCTGGTGCCGATCTTCGACGCGCTTCAAAACCCGCTCGTCCGCCGCGTTCACTTCCGAAAGGCGGTCCAGATCGGCGGCACGCTGGTGGCCGACGTCTGGCTGCCGTGGATCATCGCGAACGATCCCGGCCCGATTAGCTGGACGATGCAGACGGACGAGATGGTGGAGAAGCACGCGAAGACGCGCCTCTGGCCGCTTCTTGAGCGATGCCGGCCGGTGGCCGCGCTGCTGCCGAAGCCGGGGCCGCACCGCACGACAACCGAGATCTTCTTCGGCGGCTTCTTCGTCAGCCTTAATGCGGCCAACCTCTCGACCCAGCAGAGCCAGTCGATCCGGTACAAGATTAACGACGAGCTCTGGCTTCCGCGCTGGCAGGAGATCTACGGCCACGCCGTGGCGCGCGTCTCCAAGTTCGAGGAGGTCGGGCGCTCGAAGATCTACAACGCGAGCCAAGCGCCGGTGATGGACGCGGAAACGGGCAACGTGGAGGACACGAGCTTTCGTTCGGGCGATCAGGGCGAGTGGCACGCCGAGTGCCCAGGCTGCCGCAAGATTCTGCCGGTCGCGTTCGAGGTGCTGCACAAGGAACAGCGTGGCGGCGTGATCTGGGATCGAGCGGCGCGGCGCGATGACGAGACGTGGGACGTCGGCCGCGCGGTCGAGACGTGCCGTTTCCGCTGCATCGCCTGCGGCCACGAGTCCGCGGACAACGACGCGACCCGCGCCGGCTGGGCGAAGACTGGGCGCTTCGTGCCGATGAATCCTGCGGCGCCGCGCGAGGTGCGGTCCTTCCGGCTCGAGGCAATCGTGACGCGGCCGATGCGGCTCCTCGTCGAAGAGTTCCTGCAAGCCGAAAACCAGCTAGTCCGCACGGGCGACGAGCAGGCGAAGATTGAGTTTTGGACGAAGCGGCAAGCGCTGCCGTGGATCGTAGAGAAGAAAGCCGTGAACGTGCTGCTCAAGGACAGCGGCTACAAGCTGGCCGACTACGCGCAGGGCGAGTCGATCCCCGACGAGGCGATCCGCTTTATGGCGATCGACCGGCAGCAGGACCATTTCTGGTGCGAGGTCGGCGCTTTCAGCACCGCGCAAGGGCCGCGCTACCGCCAGCTTTGGTTCGGGCGCATCGACACGCGGGACCAGCTGCGGGCACTCCAGGAGCGCTTTAAGGTATCAAGCGCGTGCGTCGCGCAGGACCGCGGCTACCGGCCGGCGGACGTGGACCGGGATTGCGCCGAGTTCGGCTGGCGCTCGATGCGCGGGTACGGCCGGCGGACGTGGACGATGCGCGACGAGGCGACTGGAACGATGGTCAACTTCCCGTTCAGCGATCCGCAAGTCAGCGACTACCGCGGCGGCGACGTCTACTTTTACAATTGGTCGGGCGACTACTTCAAGGACACGCTCGCGACCGCGCTTGAGGGCAAGGGCGACCTGCGCTGGGAACTGCCGTCTGACGTTAATCCGCTTTACCTCGAGCATCTCAAGGGCGAGGCGAAGGTCGAGGTTCGGACGGGCGTCTGGCAATGGGTCGAAGTACGAAGCAACGCGCCCAACCACGGGCTCGATACCTCGGCGATGCTGCTTTGTATGGCGACCATCGCGGGCATCATCCGCTTCGTGCCGTCAAAGTCGTAGCATTACGGGGCGTCAAAAAACCTTTTGACGGCTGCCGCTCTTTTATGGCGGCCGACAATCCCTTCCTCGACATTGACGTTGCGACGCTGACAACGCTCAAGTCCAAGGTCTTGGACGCAATCCAGGCTTGCCTGCTCAACACGAGCTACTCGCTCAACGGCAAGAGCGTCACGCGCGCCGATTTGAACACGCTCAACAAGATGCTGGGCGACATCACCGCGGCGATTGAATACCAGAACGGCAACACGACCGACACGACGTTTGTGAGCTTCACGGGCAATTGATTATGCAGACCTTCGACGCGACCGCAGTCATCCGCAACCGGCCGTGGTTCGAGCGGGCGCTCGAGACCATCGCGCCGCAGGCCGCGCTGCGCCGGCTCCAGGCTCGCGTCGAGACCGCGCTGTTCTCTTACAACGCCGCGCAGACGAACCGGCTGTACGCGCCGATGCAGTACGGCCAGCCGAGCGAGTCCTCGCAGACCGTGCGCGAGCGGGTGGTGATGATGTGGGAAGCGCGCAATCTGGTTGAGAACTGCCCCGAGGTGAAGGAGGTGAGCCGCAAGTTCGGCAATTACCTGACCCCGACAGAATACTCTCCGGCGACCGGCGACCGCGACTACAACGCCATCGTCAACGACTGGTTCCATACGTGGTGCAAGCAGGCCGACGCCACGGGCCGCAATTCGTTCCGGAAGCTAATCCAGCTTGCCGCGGAAAACCGGCCGGTCGACGGCGACTGCGGCTTCGTCATCCGCCGCGTGGGCGATGTGCTGAAGTTGCAGCTCGTGCCGGCGACCCGCATCGGCAATCCAAACGAGATGGGGCTCGACTCCGAGAACTACTTCGAGGGCGTCATCACGAACGAGTTTGGCGTTCCGGTCGCGTATCGCATCTATCGCGTGACGCGCGAGGGCGTCTACTTCGGCGCCGAGGACGTGCCGGCAGGCAACTTCTGCCACTACTTTGACCCGTTCCGCGTCGATCAGTACCGCGGAGTGACCGACTTTCACGCGGCGATCCAGACGGCGCGGATGCTGCACGAGATCCTTCAAGCCGAGAAGGCCGGCGTGCGCTTCGCTTCGCAGCAGGCTGCGTTGGTCTTCACCGACCGCGGCACGGCCAACGCGCGCAACCTCTTCACGCCGACGCCGAGCGCGACGCTTCCGAGCGGCCAGCAGCAGAAAAACGAGCTCTCCGAGGTGGGGATGATTAAGTACTTGGGCCAGGCTGATCGCGTCGAGACGATGCCGGCGCGGCCAAGCACGGCGTTCACGGGCTTTATCGCGCATCTGATGCACGAGCTCTCGATCGCGGTCGGCATCCCGAAGGGCGTCCTCTTCGGCACGCAGGATTACGCCGGCCCGAGCGTCCGCGCGGAGTTCGCCGCGGCCGACCGCGTGTTCGCGCGGCACCAAGGCGTGCTCGTCGACAAGGTGCTCGACCCGATTAAGAACGCGGTCATCCTCGACGCCATCGCTCGCGGCGAGATCCCGGCGCCTCCGGCTCGCGCCGGCGAGACTCCGGTGCAGGCGCTCAAGCGCGCGACCCGCGGCGAGTGGCGCTTCCCGCCCAAGCTGACCATCGACGTCGGTCGCGAGTCCGCGGCGAATATGAATGAGAACCGCCAAGGCGCGAAGTCTCTTCAAGAGATCGCGGCCGAGCAGGGCACCGATGCCTTCACGCGGCTCGAGCAGATCGCGGCAGAAGCGAGCTACGTCAAGGAGCTCTCTGAGCGCTACGAGATCCCCGAGACGGCGATCCGCCTCGTGACCAACTCTCTCCCGAGCACGCCGGCCGCTGCTGCCGCAACGGGCGACAACGTGGCGAGCGCTGCCGCGGAGGCACAGGCGGAATCGACTGCCGCGCCCGAGGACGAAACGCCGGACCAGCCTCCGACGCCGGCCGAGCTTGCGCGCTTCGCCAGCGTCGATCTCACGCCGACCGATGCAATGGCAGCCGAGGCCAAGCGCGGCCTCGAGTGGCGCGAGAAGTTCAACCGCGGCGGCACGGCAGTTGGCGTCGCTCGCGCGCGCGACATCTCCAACAAGTCCAACCTCTCTCCCGACACCGTGCGCCGGATGGTCTCGTATTTCGCGCGGCACGAGGTGGACAAGCAGGGCACGGGCTTTTCGCCTGGCGAGGACGGCTATCCTTCCGCCGGCCGAATCGCGTGGGCTCTCTGGGGCGGTGACGCCGGCGCCAGCTGGGCGCGTGCGAAATCCGAAGCGCTTAAGCGAGAGGAACTGAATCGGCCGACAAACGTCGCCGATGCGCTAGAGGCTGGGCGCAATCGCGCGAAGCGGCCGCTGGAGCGACTGGCAGACAAGGCGACGAAGCTTGCTGCCGTGCGCGAGAAGCTGGGCCAGAACGCGAAAAGCGAGGCGCAGATCGAGCAGGCGCTAAAGCCGTTCGGATTTCAGCCGAAGCCGGTCGTCGCGCCGCCTCCTCCCGCTCCGATCGTCTCGCTCTCCGACGCGCGCAAGATGCTCGCCGAGAAGGCCGACGCCGAGGACAAGCTGACCGCGCTCTTCGCGAGCGTGACTGATCGCCGCGCCAAGATCAAAAGCCTCCGCACCCATTGACAATGCATAGCGTTCTCGACGCCATCATCACGAGCAACGAGCAGCTGGGCCAGCGGGCCGAGGAGTTCGCGCAGCTGCTAGTCGAGCACGACAAGACGCTCGACGAACTGCTGGAGCGCATCGGCAAGACGGTGCCGGAGATCCGCAAGGAGCTGGAGTCCAAGCTGACGGAGGCTGTTCCTGGGCTCGTCTCGGACGCCTATGCCAAATACAACGAAGACCTCGAAGGCCGCTGCCGCGCCGCGCTCGCCGACTCGCAGACGAAGCTCGAAGCCGTCCGCGCTGAGATCGTCTCTCTTGCTCAAGCGCAGTTCTCCGAGGCCGAGAAGCAAATCGGGCTGACCGCGGAGCAGATCGAGTCGCGCATCCTAGGCACGCTGACCGAGGCTGCGAAGGAGCGCATTACAAAGCTCGAGCGCGGTCTCGTCATCGAGATTCAGCACGCGGTAAACGCGGCGCTGCCGAAGCAGGAACTGGCCGCTGCGCCGACGCTGATCGACTCGTATCGCGGGCAATGGAAAGAGGGGATGGTCGCGCAGCGTGGCGATCTCTTCTCGTGGTACGGCAGCACCTACCTCGCGCTTGAGGACACGAACGACACGCCGGGGCGCAAGAACGTCGCCACCGCTGGCGCGAAGTGGGCCGTGATCGCGGCGCGTGGTGCAGGCGGCGGCGGCGGAGGCGGCGGCGACTCGCTTCCTTCGCAGACGGGCAATGCGGGCAAGTTCCTCAAGACTGACGGCGCGACGCCCAGCTGGGAATCGATCCCAGGCGGCGGCGATATGCTCGGCGCGAATAACTTGACCGACGTCGCGTCGATCACGGCAGCATTTGCGAACATCAAGCAAGCGGCGACCACGAGCGCCTCGGGCGTCGTCACGTTCGCGACCTCGGGCGAAAGCGCAGCGCTGAAGGCCGTGCAGGCGAACGACGCGCGGCTCTCCGACTCGCGCACGCCTACCGCGCACGCCTCGACGCATCAGACGGGCGGCAGCGACCCAATCGACTTCCCGGTGGATTCGGTCTTCGGCGCGACGAACACGATCACCCAGGTCGACTACTTCGCGCTCAACACCTCGAGCACCGCGAGCGTGACCACGGCGAAGGCCGTTTGGAACGCGACCGAGGGCGCGATCGAGGTCGGGCTCAACTCGAGCGTCAATGCGCTGCTCGGCGTCGACGCGCACGTGCAAGTCTACAACCAGAGCGGATCGCCGTTCACCAAGGGCCAGGTCGTGCGGCAGGATGGCTCCTCTGGCACGCGGCTCAAGGTGGTGCTGGCGCTGGGCACCGATGATGCTAATTCGGCGACAACGATCGGACTCATCTCGCAGACCATCGGGAACAACTCGTCCGGCTTCATTATCACGAACGGCCTCCTGCGTGGCATCGACACCAACGCCTTCAACGAGGGCGACACGCTCTGGCTTTCGGCCACGACTCCCGGCGGGCTCGTCAACACGCGGCCGACGCAGCCGAATCACTCGGTGCGGATCGGCTACGTTATCAAGAAGGCCGGCGTTGCCGATGGCATCATCTACGTCGACATCCTCAACGGCTTCGAGCTCGAGGAACTGCACGACGTCCTCGTGACCACGGTCGCGAACCGGGACTTTCTCTCTTACGATTCCTCGACCACCGTCTGGCGCAATCGGCAGCTTTTCGACTCGACCGCTCCGGCGGCGCTCGGCGTCTCCGCAACTGCCGGCGTCTCGACTACCGCGGCCCGCGTCGATCACGTTCACGCGCGGCCGACTCTCGACCAGCTGGACATCAGCGGCGCGGCGCAAGGCGATATCCTTTACCGCTCGGCCACCAGCTGGGCTCGTCTGCCTGCGGCAACTGCCGGCTACATCCTCCAGACGAACGGCGCCGCGGCGAACCCCAGCTGGGCGCAGAACACGGGCGGCAGCGGCGCGCCGACGGATGCCGAATACATCGTTGCATCCGCGAACGGATCGCTGAGTGCCGAGCGGGTCATCAGCAACAGCACCTCGGTCACGGTCAACTTTGCAACCGGGGGCCAAGTCTCGCTCGAGCGCGCCGCGCTGACGGGCGACGTCACGGCCTCGCAGAACAGCAACGCGACCACGATCGCCAACGATGCGGTCTCGAACGCGAAGCTGGCAAATATGGTGCAGAGCACCATAAAAGCGCGCGTCACGGCCAGCACGGGCGATCCCGAGGACGCAACGTTTACGCAGGTGCTCGACCTCGTTGGCTCGGCGACCTACGGCGACATCCTCTATCGCGACTCGACCTCGTGGGCGCGTCTGCCGGCTGGAACATCGGGAAACTATCTAAAGACGCAGGGCGCCGGCGCGGCACCGACCTGGTCTTCGGTAAGTGCGAGCGGAGGCGGGACTAAGACTTACGCCTTCTTCACTCCGCTACAGAATCAACCGCCGGCCACTACGTTCGCCACGCTCGACACGCGGAACAGCGTTGCCGTGCTGGACTTCGACGATGGCGCGTCGAATGAATCAAGCATCTTCGTCGGAGTGATGCCGGAGGCCGCGGCGCTCGGATCTGGACTGAAGGTGCGCGTGCATTGGATGGCGACTAGCGCGACGAGCGGGCTTTGCCGCTGGGGCGCGCAGTTCGCCGATCTCTCAGACCAAGACATCGACTCCTACGCCTTCGACACGGCGGTTGAGGTCAGCACGACGGCGGATGCAACGAGCGGAAAACTGGCAGTTACCGAAGTCTCCATCACGACGATTGACTCGATCACGGCTGGCGTGCCCTACGCGCTAAAGCTCTATCGTGACTCCAGCGACACGACCAACGACACGATGACTGGCGATGCGGAGCTTGTTGCAGTTGAGGTAAGGAGCGCGACCTAATGTCCTACAGTTTAGACGGAACTAATAATCAGTACTTGAGGACATCAGTTGCTCCTGCGTCCTCGTTTCCTTGCACCATAGCATATTGGTTCAACAAGGATTCCACGGCCACTAAAAACGGAGTTTTTATCCGAGACGGAGTTACTGGAGCTATCGTCGGAACCTATTTTACGACAGCACTCAGGGGCTACACATCTCTTGGCACAATCGCTGATTTCGCGGCAACTGCAAATTACACAGTCGGAAAGTGGCATCACGCTTGTGCGGTGTTCACTTCCACTACTTCGCGCACCATCTACATGGACGCCGCCAACAGCGCGACGAATACCGCTAATCAAACATTTTCAGCAGCCAACCAATTCTGGATTGGAACGGCCGCAGGAAACACTAACTTCGATGGGGATTTAGCGGAGGTAGGCGTTTGGACTACTGATTTGACCTTGGGAGAAGTAACATCGCTTGCTAAAGGTATGCAATGCAACTTAGTGAGGCCTTCCTCCCTTTCATTCTATGCGCCACTTGTCCGCGATTTGACTGACATTCGCGGCGGAGTGGCGATCACAAATTTCGGATCGGTTCCAGTTGCCCCGCATCCCCGCGTCTACTAACAAATGAGCTGGTACATCAACACAACCACCGGAGAGGAACGCCAGTTCGACGACGCTTGGTTCAACGCCTGCGTTGCCGCTGGGAATCCCAAGGTCGATGGCTGGGTACTGATGGTGCCGCAACCGCAGCCACCGCCTCCCCCGCCCCCGCAGCCGTACCGCGTCAGCAAGGACACCATCGTTAGCCGGGTGCTGGCGGCCGGGAAGCTCAACGACCTCATCACCCTGACGAACGGCCTGCCCGAGGATGAGGCTTATCTCTGGGACAACTTCGCTTGGTTCTGGAACACCAACCCGACCATCATCGCGATGTGCCAGCAGCTTGGCCTCGATCCCGCCGTCATCCTCGCGCCGGACCCTTATCTCACCTAATGAAACGCATCCTCGCCTCGCTCCTGCTAGTTGCTACCGCGTTCGCCCAGACTGGCGACACGCTGACCGTCAACACCGGCCAACAGATGGCGTTCTCGGCAACGGCTGAGGGCACGACGCCATTCACTTGGCAATGGCTCAAAAACGGCGTGGCGATCGCCGGGGCTACCAATGCCAGCTACACCGTCGCATCGGCCGCTACCACGGACTCCGGCACCTATCGGGCTCGCGCCACCAACTCGGCCGGAAATGCCGAATCAAACGCGCTCACGATCAACGTTGTCGTGCCGGTGGTGGCGCCGAAGAATGTCGTGGCGAGTGTGGTTGTGACGACCCCCACGCAGGGGGGCAATTCCGGTTCGCGTCCTCGCTCCCCGAAAGATTAACGTGAAGACGACCGACCAACTCCTCGCACTCGCGCAAATGGCCGGCGACCTGATCGCGCGGCTCGACCGGATGGAGCAGCAGTTCGCGACGCAATCCATCTCGCTCAACGCCGCCGACAAGGCGCT